TGTTCCTAGTTGGATTGAATTAGTAATGGTAGCACTATTAAAAGTTACATCGTCCGTTGAACCTAATTCAAGATTATCCCTAGCAGTAGAAACGTTGGAGAGATCCGAAAGGTTACTTGTAGAAATGAGCGCACCGCTAAGTGAAGCGTAAGCGTCGAGCCAAGTAGAGCCATTATATACTTTCATAGACCCGTCGGTTGTGTCAAAATATAACGCACCCGTAACTAACGCGTCGCCATCGTTATCCGCAGATGGAGCTGATGATTTTGCACCGAGGTAACGATCATCGAAATCATCGTAAGAAGCTGCAGCATTTGCTTCACTAGTAGCTGCTGCACTTGCGCTTGTAGACGCATTACTTTCCGAAGTAGCCGCATTACTTGCTGAAGTAGATGCATTGCTTTCTGAAGTAGCTGCATTAGATGCACTTGTCGATGCATTAGACTCACTAGTAGATGCGTTAGAAGCACTTGTAGATGCATTATTTGCATAAGTGTTAGCGTTACTTTCAGAAGCAGCAGCGTTACCTTCTGAGGTAGACGCATTATTTGCACTTACTAAAGCAGCCGCCGCACTGGAGGCCGCATTAGTTTCGCTTGTATCAGCATTACTTTCGCTAGTAGAGGCAGCTGAAGCGCTATTAGAAGCTGCAGTGGCGCTTGCAGATGCTTGAGAAGCACTTGTGCTAGCGTTGGAAGCTGAAGTAGCTGCATTGGTTGCACTAGTAGCCGCACTATTTTTTGAAATAAGTGCGTTAGACTCTGAATCAGAAGCATTGGATGCACTTGTAGCTGCCGCAGAAGACTGTGTAGTTGCATCGGAAGCGCTGGAAGCAGCATTTGAAGCTGAAGCTGAAGCATTAGATTCGCTTGTAGCTGCATTAGTAGCTGCTGTTTGAGCAGTATTTCTGTAGGCTAACGTGTTTGCTTCTGCAGTTTGAACGGTAACAATAGCTTCGCTTGCAGTAGTAGCATCGTCAGAAGCTTCTGAGGCTGAAGTGTTAGCATCGTTAGCTGAGGTGGCTGCACTAGAAGCTGAACTAGCAGCGGCAGTTGCGCTTGAAGCAGCAAGATCCGCATTGTACTTTGCAGAATAATCTTGGTTTTCAACTGGGACATTTTCTTTGATTGCCCAGTCTTTAGCAAGTTCTGCTTGTTCTTCAGAATCTAGAAAGCTTAAGTTAGCCGCTGTAGCAGAGCCTGCCGCATTTGTTGCCGCTGTTTCTGCATCATTTTTAAGTTCAGTAAGAGTTTGCCCAGTAACTGTTTGGGGGTTAAAAGTAAATACACCCGTAGTATTATTGTAGGCTAAGGAAGAAGTATCTGTCCCAGGACCAGTTACAACTGATAAGGCCGTTAAATCAATACCTTCTTCGGGGACATTAATAAAGTTATTATGGTCAAGATAGTAGCTACCTTCTTCTCCATCAAGCCTATCCGCATTAACATCCGCTGGATTTGAATTAAGAATATTTGATATATCACGTGATTTACCCATAATACACCTCCTAGAATGTTACCGATTGGGTTAGCGTCCCAGCAATTTCAAGATTACCAGATTCATCTAAACGCATTTTAATTGTGTTATTTTTACTAAAAATAATTTTGCCGTTTTCATCTTCTTCAATTGTCCATGTAGCCAAATCAAAAGAAGACAATATAGCATCAATATCTTCTAAACGTGAAGTAGTATTGAATGCCCAAGAATCTTGGATATTATCACCCGTAATGGGTGGCTTAATAACTGCCATAATATTACCACTTAACTTTATGAGACCAATATCGGGCGCTCATTTTGGAAGGGCTAGAATCTTGTGCGTTATGCCGAGCGTAGTAAGCTTTCTTCCTAGCTTTCCCAGCTTTGGTCTTCGGGTTTTTACCTTCACCACTAACTCCTTGAGCGCCGAAACGAATGAGACGAATCTTATCACCTTCTTTAGCAAGCACCGCATGACTTTTCTTTGGATGTTTAGGTGTGCGTTTAGGTTTGTTGTAACCACTAAACGTTTCACCTCTATATGTGATACTCATAGTCTTTCTCCATTACAAGGGTTTCTTGATCACCAAGGGCGGCTTCAAGTTGACCCGTTAAAATATCGAGTTCTTCAAGCACCTCCCTCTTCATATCTCGATGGAGACAGCGTTTCATAGTTTGGACGGTCCTATTCATTGCTTCCAAGCGCTCAAGAGAGTTCATAGTTTTCCTATTGTTATTGGTTTAAATTTCGGGGGCAGTTTAATTTAATGGATTACTAACTGCGTCTAAGCCCTTCCATAAATCATTAATGTCTTGATTTATTTCATTTAGCTTAGATATTTCATTTTTAAATTGATTAACAATAATAACGCTTTCGCCAGAAGCTTTTTCTACCGCTGCAATGCGATCGCGCATATCAAACAATTCTTTTTGATTTTCCATAATAGTTTTTAAATTAACGCCGAGTTCGGTTAATTTTTTATTGGTATTTGGAGTACTTGCAATAGTTTGTTCCATAGCAGTTATTCGATTGTAAAATTCGGCTGTTGCCCAAACTCCACCACCCATTGTAGTTAAAATAGACAAACTAATTGCAATCCAAACACCGCGAAGTTTCACTTCACCAATTTTTAATTCTGTATCTTCAAGTGACATTATTGTGGATTCTCATAAATATTTTGGCCCATCCCAAAAAGCTCAGCTTGACTAATAAAATTATCAGTAAAATAATCTGTAAATGCAAGAGTACTAGTACCGTTATCCCATGCTAACATTAGTTGATCGTTAACTGCAGAATATGAAGCAGTTACCGTAGCTGTATTAGTATTGAACGACTCAAATTGTGCATCAGCTGTTGTTGTAATATCGGCATTCATGCTTGCTTGTAAAAAGCCAGCCGCTTGTTGTGCGTAAGTAACGACATCAGATAACGCTGTATTATAGTTATCTACTTCTGCTTGCGTTAACTCAACGTTATTTGTTTTAACAAAATTTTGAACTTCTACTTGCTGTTCTACGGTGGTAGCGTTTTCTGCAATAGAAACAACAGTATCAAGTTTTGCGAGTTCTTGAGCTGCGTCTGAAAAGGTATCAATAGCAGTGTGCATGTTATCAATTGAATCAACATGCGCATCTAGTAATAGCATTTGTGTATTATAAATTACTGCATTCTTTACTGAATCTAAAGCATTGTTATAATCTTCTAAATCTTGCGGGGATATCAAAAAGGGAAGTATTCCATCATCAGCAATAATTTCCCCTGAATGCCCAGTATAATCAATATAACCCATTAGATATTGGGCTTGATTTTTCTTGTTAGCAAGTTGTTTACTAATATTAAGTAAATTCTCAATTTCTGTTGCGAAGCTTGGTACGGAACCGCTCAGAAATAGAAAGATTACTATCAGAGTTTTCTTCATCGAGTTTCTCCAACTGTAAAGTCAATTTGTAGTAATCCTCATTTTCTTTGTAATTCGGAATAAAAACTTCTGGATTCTTCTTCATAGTGTAATACGCTGCTTTCCCTACAATTAATTTACCATTAATTGAAATAGGGCAAGGCGTTCCACTTTTAAACATGGAAAGCCAAACTTCTTTTTCTTCACACATAATCGCAATAGCTGCAATATTCATGCCTAAATCTTTTAAAGCTTTAGCGTCTCGTCTTCGATTGCATTCAGGGTCTTGTCTATAAAAACCCCCTGATATTCCAAGAACATTAACTTGTACACCACCGCTAGCGCCAATAAGACAAGTATCAGATCCGTTACTCATATAACTTGGAGATACCGCAGTGTTAACTGGTATTTGCGAAGAAGAACCTTGTCCATTGTAATTAATAGTTTCGCTTGTACTAGGGTTATTACTGTTGACAGTACTATTTTGGGTATTAGTATTTAAATCTCCAACCTGTTCATTTTGAGCGAAAGCTAAGTTAATTGAGAGGAGCCAAATAATTATTAATCTAAACATTATTCGGCTCCATTCTTAATTAAATTTCACACCCACCCGCGCTGCAAGCAAGGGTTTGTGCGCCTTCAGTGTTATCTTCTTTTTCGTACGCCGTAAGATCCGCAAAGTTGATTTGCGAAGGAAACGCTGCGAACGCTTCTTCGTATTCTTCTTCGGAACAGTCTTGATAGGGAGCCTGCGCGTATGTATGATCAGAATAGGGCAAGAAGCTAATTCCCGAACACAGGTCGAAGTTGTCATAGACCCATGCACCGACTTCCATCCACTCTTCTTCTCGCACATAAATCGTAACGGAAGGTTTGTGTTCGCACCAATGCATGGCATACATCTTCCAGTTTTCAAGCTGTTCAATCGCGCTTTGATCATTTGCTAGTACTGCTCCTTCTGGCGATTTAATGGGAAAGCTAAAGATGGTTGTGCTATTCGGCTTCATAGCGCAGGGTTCGTTAGGTACACCTACGTCTTTCAAAAAGTCTGTGATAGGATCTTTGTTATCTTGTCGAACAGTACGAATATAATACGGGGCAAAACGCCCGTGTATACCGCTTGCAGAATTGACAAGCTGCGATACAGTACCTGATGGTTTGACACAAGTAATAGCTGCACTCTGGGGGATTCCCAGCTTATCAGCCCATTCTTTGTTTGTTTCGACAGCAACATTTTTCAGTTCCTTCAAGAATTTTTCGTCGGGGTCCTGGAGTATAGGTGAATCCTGGATTCCGGTGAGAGACACTCCGAGCAAAGACTCTTCGGCAGTATTGCGTTTCCACACTGCTCGCAAGTAGGGAAGGTCGGTAAGGGTTGCTTGTAATGTCCCAAGAATTGTTGCCAACCGTACTTTGCGCTTGAGAGAAGCTTTAGTATCTTTTTCACGTGCTACGACCTCGCTGAGGTTACAGAATTGGTTTGGTCGGAGGATGATTTCTGAGCAGGGATTCGTTCCGAAATCCCAATCAACGTCTCTGCGGCCATTTTCAGCCGCTTTTGCCTTTGCTGCAATGCGCGAGAATATTCCTCGTTCTCCCGATTTACTCTTGACGAGGGCAGTCCATTCATCTAGGAAGGTCTCCATATCTGGTTTGACTTCGTAACATGCACTATTATTAGCTAGCGCACGATGACCATAGTGTTCCCACCAGTTACCGCTTTTAGCGTCACGTACTTGGGGGTCGCCAATGTCTGAAAGCGAAATCATCGCACTCCGACGTACACCGCCGACAACAATAATCTCACCAACTTTGCACATAATATCATGGCATTCAATTGGATTTAGCTTTCGTCCAGCGGCTCCTTTAAAAATTCGATCGATGAAACCCATGAGGTCCATAAGAGGTTCCGGACCGCTAGCCCGTCCTCCCATCGTCTTAAGCCTAGCTCCAGCGGGTCGTACCTTTGAGTAGTCCCATTGGTGTACTTGACCAAGATATAGGTCTGCAACTTGTTTTCGTATTGCTTTCGCCCATCCTTCTTTTGAGTCACCAACTACGATCTCCCGTTCCGTTTCCGTAAATGTATCGTTTACAATGGGCAGCTTAGAAACAAATTTTGATTCGACACTGAAACCCACACCCGTCCCAGAGGCAAGAATGTAGAGAGCTTCGTCAAAAGCGCGAGGGGAATCAACGGCTAGAAAACTGCAATTAAAGCCAGCAACATTATTTTTAGCGAGAGCATCACCTGCGCTCCAAAGACAACGCATAGAAGGCATAACTTCGAGTTCGTGAATTGCTTTATAAAGTTCTGCATAATCATCTTTGCTAATCTTGTCGCCCCAATAATCAAGATATCGGGTAACGGTTTCTTCCCAGCTTTCGCGCTTTTCTGTTTCTTCGTCCCAACGAGCATAACGTGAGAGGTGAATAAATTTTTGATATGTGTCCATTTTAGTTACTCCGAGTAAACTGATTTGTAATAACCGTTAGTAAGATGAGTCTTGAGTTCAGTGTACCCACCGATGTGTAAGTTCCCCTTCATAATTTGGGGAACCGTAGACCATTTCCGACTCTTAAACATTTTTAGAGTTTCGGGATCTGAATCCACATCGATAAGCTCATACTCAAGATAGTTATCTTGGAGTAACTTTTCGGCTTTCTCACAATAGCCGCATGTGTCTTTTGTGTATACTGTGTACATATTGTCCTCTATATGCGTACAGCTACTTAATTACAGTAAGTTTAGCGATTTCCATTTCCAACTCATCGTCACTTAAGTCACCAGCATTAATGGTCTGGTTAACTTCTTGACGTTGAAGTTTGGGGGCCTCATATTCTGCAATAATAGCAGCAATACGGGTGGCTTCGCCTTTGTCACCTTCTTCAAGTGCTTCGTACATATTATAGCGGAGAACATCAAGGGCGCTAAAAGCAGCTTCGTCTTCCTTGATTACCTTCGCTAGTTGTTCCATTTTCTCTTTAATCTCTTCTCGGATAGCTTTATTACGCATACGAGTTTCTAAACCTTTCTTCCGATATTCCTCAGCCATCTCAGGGGAGGTAATCGGTTTGAGATTCGACAATGACTTGTCTGAAACTGGATGTTTTCCTTTCATAACACTCTCCTATAACCAATTTGTATCATCATTATTAGAAATACCGCCTACGCGATCTCGCCATGATATCCTGCTGTTTGTAAGTTTATCCGCGTGAGTCCTGAGAACTTCTAACCCCATAGCGCAAGCCATAACAGTATCGTCATTGCACCCAGACATAGCTTCCATTTTACCGGAGTCTTTTGAGATGTACGTTTTGAGTTCTCTGATAATTGTATTAGAAGGAATTCGTATATCATCTTCATTCACCGCATTCTGTAGGAGACCAATAATTTGTGGCTTAGTCGCCATGGTAGTCTTAAAACCTGGCCGCGCTCCTTCGGAGGACGACAAATCAGCTACTTTAGTTTGGTAATAAAGATTAACGTAACGCATTTGGTCTAGCCTTAAAAGTGTTGCTAGCCCAATGCTGTTTGATTCTACGCATAGTAAAGCGTTATTGAAATACCTTCCGAGATAAAATAAAACTTCCCCGAACTCTGTCGGGTCAATTCTGTTATTGCGATACATAGCTACGACTTCCCTATTGGAGTTCATAACTATCGCGCAAGAATAGTCTTTCCCAACGCCCTGTGCAACGTCAGCTGCAATAATAAAAGGGGTATCGAATTGTGGGTATTCCCATATTTCGAGTGAACCTTCTTTCATCTCAACAAACTCACCCGTCATCGGGTTGAAGTCTCTGAGTGCTTGGGGGTCGGTAGCTACTAACTCGTTTAACTTTTCTTGATCAAACACTGTGTTGCCTGAGACAATAAAAGCTTCTTGAGCGTTAGCTGGATATTCTTGTTTAAATTTATTTTCGCCGCCTTCCGCAATTTTTAAACGTCGCCAGTAGAGTTGATCGTTATCGAGATCATATTTCTCGACTAACTCATCTTCTTCAACCGTCCGTTCAAAGTTGGTGGGGGCTTCCCTGCGATATTCTTCAGTAGCGAACCACGGAATAAAAATCGCTAGATATTCATTTTCACCATTCATAGCACCCTGGAAGAGCCGCCAGAATTCCCCTGACGCACCATTCGCAGTGGACTCCATGATTACCTCAGTCCCTTCGGCCTGGGAAATTCCCTGAAAGAGTCCAGCGAGAATTTTCTCATCGTGTGTCCAAAAGCCGACCTCCGAAAGGTGGGCAATGGTGGGGGTAGTACCGCGTCCAGCTTCAGGAGAACCAGCAGTGTAGAGACGATAACCAGATTTGTTTTCATCAAATAAAATCTCTTTCGCATTAGACTTCTGAAGGGTCGGACGAAAACCATCGGGCATATTATCAATAATATTCCTACTCATATTAAATAGCGCATCCGAAGTTGCGGAGTCATGAGCCATCACAACCGACTTAGAGTAGGGTGTGAAATAGGTTTTCCAGAATACCCGCGCAGCGCAATAAGTAGATATACCTTGCTGCCGCGCTTTGAGGATAATGGCGCGTACGCGACCTGTCTCCTCTATTTGTTTGCTTATAGCTTCTGTAATAAGCCGTTGGGGTTCGTTAAAGATGAATGGTAAAAAACCTTGAGAAGAATCTTTGGTGAGGATCTTGATATTATCCGCACAGAACTTTTCAAAGTCGTTTTCATAAACTTTAATAGCCTCCCGTTTGGCTTTTTCTTTCAGAAGCTCAAGTGTCCTCTTGTTCTTCATTTCTTTAATCCTTAACTACTAATGAGTACGTCAAATACTCCACGCGATCCTAAGTACCCTACTTCAATCTTTAGGGTAGCCGAAGGGACGTATGTAAAAATCGACCCACCACTTTTGTGGACATCAAATTCAGTAATAGTAGTAGGATCACCTACAGCTGTATGAAAATGAGCTTGGGAGTCAGCACCGAAATAAGTTGAAGTCCCAGCTTCTGCCTCATCAACATCCGCAACTCCCGTGTTAGTTACTTTAACTAATATATGTGCCATTACGTTTTTCTCCGTTTAGCTGAAGTCTTCTTTGCGATACTCTTAGGTTGTTTAGAGAATTGCTTTCCTTTCTTTGTATCAGCTTTCTTCTTACGATTAGTAGCTGCCTTTTCGGAGGCGCTAAGTTTTTTCCATTCAGCATCTGGGAGGTAACGACCACCAGAGGCTTTCGGGCCTTGCGTAGAAGGTTTCCCAGAGGAAGTCCGCCAGTTCTGTTTAGTCCAGCGTGTTAAAGATTTCTGTTGTTTAGTTTTTGCCATAATCTTTTTGTCCTCTAGCTTTTGTAGCCCCCTCCGGCTGCTTTGTAAGCTTTTGCTAACATTTGAGCT